ACAGGAACAAACATAAGAGTTACTTGTACTTCTGGAACTGGTGGTGGAAAAGTAATTGCACTGGGATGGACTTAATGGTTAAATCATCAAGAATTAAAAAATTAATATGTATATTAAACGGAGGAATATAATGTCTTTTAGAGTCATAAAACAAATGTATCCAGCACCAAGTTCAAGTACTGTTTTTACAGACCCACCTTGGGCAGTTAGAAATGTTTATATAGCATCTTCAAGTGATATGCAGTTATGGCAATATAATACTGAAAGTGATGCTATTACTAAAATGAATGAGTTAACAGGTTCAGATTCATCTGAAAGAATATATAAGGTTATTCAAATTTAAAAAAAAAGTTTATTTTAAAATATTAGGTTATATTTATTATAACAATAAAACTATAAAAAATAGGAGACTATAGTTATGGCTGCAGCAAATATATCATCAGATGGAACACAATTCACAAATATTCTACCAGAATCCAAAGATATAAAATTCACAGGTGATGAATTAAAAGATTTACAAGAGTTACAGACAAAGTATCAAGAAACACAATCTATGTTAGGACAACTTGCAGTTCAAAAAATATTATTGAATCAACAGATTGATGCTCTTAATATTCGTACTGAAGAAGTTAAAACTCAATATCAAACAGTTCAACAAGAAGAAAATGATTTAGTTAAAAAACTAAACAAAAAATATGGATCTGGTCAATTAGACCCAGCTACAGGTGTATTTACACCAACGACTTAACATTTTTATTTAAAAAACAGTCTTAAATCTTTACTTTGGAAGAGTTATCTTATACTTATAGTAGTATAATAAGTTTGCTTTACATATAAAAATATAAGATTTTAGGAGAAAAAACATGGCAGAAAGAATAGTTTCACCAGGTGTATTTACACGTGAAAGAGATTTATCATTCTTACCTCAAGCAATTGGTGAAATAGGTGCAGCAATCATTGGTCCTACGAAAAAAGGACCTGCATTTACACCTACACAAGTTTCAAATTTTCAAGAATTTGAAGAAATGTTTGGTGGAGTAGATGCTAAATTCTATACACCATATGCGGTAGAACAGTATTTAAGAAGTGCGGGAACAGTAACAATAGTTAGAGTACTTGGATTAGGTGGGTATAAAGTTGATTCAGTTCAACTTGTAGCATATTCAACACATGCGTCTGGAAATAAAGTAGCAACTGCATCTTTAGCAATTTTAGCACCTTCACGTGGTTCAGATGGTGTAGGAGATTTAAGTCAAACTACAGTTACCGGTGGTTGGAAAACATTCCAATTAACAGTATCAGGTAGTGATGTATCTGCGGAGACGTATACATTATCCTTTAGTACAGCAAGTGCTAACTTTGTAACTGATGTTATTAGTTCAGACGCACAATCTACTAAGGCTGGTAGTAGTGATTCCTCAGTTTATGTTTACAAAATGTTTGCAAATGCAGCAATGAATTTAAGTGCCTCAGCAAATGGAGCAAGTCAACCAACGGTTTCAGCTTCGGCATTAGTAACTGCTAATGGATTTGATTTTGCAGATGGTGCTACTTCTTTTGATAGTTCAGGTAATGCTTCGTCTTTTACTGGTAATAAAGATTTTATGTTTGCTAGAACACCAGTATTACAATCACAAGCAGTAAACTCGTCTAATTATTCTTTGTTTAGAGTTTATAGTCGTTCACATGGAACAGACATCAATACATCATATAAAATTAAAGTATTGAATCTTAAAGGTGCAGATGATGTAGCAGGTTCAGATTTCGGTACTTTTTCAATTCATGTTAATGATATCTCTGATAATGTATTAGAAGAATATGATAACCTAACATTGGATCCAGCATCATCAAATTATTTTGCTAAAAGAATCGGTGACCGTTGGGTTGAAATTGATTCAAATGGTAAATTAACATATTATGGTAATTTTACAAATATATCTAAACATATAAGAGTTGGTGATTTCGGTGATATGGAAGAAGATGGAATATTTAAGTTTCCAAAGTCTGTGTTACCTATGGGACACGCAGCACTTAAAAATCCAGTTCCAGGAGGGTCAAATATACCTTCAGCATCATTTAAGACAACACAAACTGATGCAAATGGTGCATTTGATAGTACTGTATCTTATGGAGTTGATTTAGTCACACCAAAAGTTGCAGATGATAATAGAAATTATCTTGCTCCAATTCCAAATGCTGCAGCAGCAGGTAATAATGCTGCTTTTAATCTTGAAAATATGTTTGGTAATGATGACTTTGATAGTTCACTTTCTTCAACATTTTCAAAGACTACTAATAACTTATCACTTTCAGGTTCAGCAACTCAACAGTTAAAGTTTGTTGTACCATTACAATTTGGATTTGACGGAAGTAATCCAGCAACACCATTTAAAACTGGACCGAATATTTTGGGGTCAAATACACAAGGATTTGATTGTTCAAGTGGTACAGCGAGTGGTTCAATAGCTTACAAAAGAGCTATTAACGCAATTGGTAATCCAGATGAGTTTGATATTAACTTGTTAGTAACACCAGGTGTAATACACGGATTACACTCTGCAGTAACAAATCACGCAATATCTAAAGTAGAATCTCGTGCAGATGCTTTTTATATAATGGATGCTGCAGGATATGGTGATGCTATATCAACAGTTAAAGCTACAATCAAATCACTAGATACAAACTACGCAGGTACATACTTTCCATGGGTGAAGATAGAAGATAGAGATACTGGAAGACCAGTTTGGGTACCACCATCAGTAGTACTACCTGGTGTAATTTCTTACACCGACCAAGTAGCTCATGAATGGTTCGCACCAGCAGGTTTGAATCGTGGTGGTCTAACTACGGTGTTAGAAGCTAAAACAAGATTGACTCATGCAGAACGTGATGACTTGTATGAGAACAGAATCAATCCAATCGCTTCTTTCCCAGGTCAAGGTGTAGTGGTATTCGGACAGAAAACACTACAATCTAAACCATCCGCTTTAGATAGAATCAATGTTCGTAGATTGTTGATTGCATTAAGAAAGTTTATTGCAAGTGCTTCAAGATACTTAGTATTTGAACAAAATAATACAGCACTAAGAAATCGTTTCATGAATATCGTGAATCCATATCTTGAACAAGTGCAACAGAACAGTGGTTTAAGTGCATTTAGAGTAGTAATGGATGATTCCAATAATACTCCAGATGTTGTGGATAGAAATCAATTAGTTGGACAGATATTCATTCAACCTACGAGAACTGCAGAGTTTATCGTACTTGATTTTATCGTTCAACCTACAGGAGCTACATTTCCTGAGTAAGTTTGACTTATAAAAACATATGTAATGTATAATAGAAAAACCTCACTACAATGTGGGGTTTTTCTTTTTATATTATAAATTATTGAAAATTTATTTAGTTGATATTTATTTATGAGGCTGAAAAAAAGACTTTATATTAGGAGATTAAAGAATGGCTACATTAGACCCTTCAGAAATTATGTTCACACCTTTTGAACCGAAAACAAAAAATCGGTTTATTATGTATATTGAAGGTGTACCTGCATATTTGATTAAAACAGCTAACAGACCAACTATTCAGTTTGAAGAAATAGTTTTAGACCACATTAATGTAAAACGATACATTAAGGGTAAAGGTGCGTGGCAACCTGTTGAAATTACTCTTTATGATCCAGTAGTTCCTTCAGCAGCTCAAGCAGTTATGGAATGGGTACGTTTAGGACACGAATCTGTAACAGGTCGTGATGGATACTCAGATTTTTATAAAAAAGATGTTACTTTTAATATGTTAGGTCCAGTTGGTGATATAGTTGAAGAATGGACACTAAAAGGTTGCTATATCGAAACTGCAAACTTTGGTGATATGGATTACGCATCAAGTGACCCTGCAGAAATTAGTTTAACACTAAAATATGATTACGCAATCTTACAATTCTAATAGGAGAATACAATGAGTGAATGGATAGCAGCAAATTGGGAATATGTTTTAGTTGGTATTTACGCAATAGAAAAAATCGTAAAAC